CTGAATAAGTTAGAATAAAGATTGAAAGTACTGCTTGACATATCTGTTCGGAATCGCTGAACTTCAATTATGTTATCGTTTGTCTTAAAAACTACATCAAAGTATTCAAATTTAGTTATGTTTTCAGAAAATACACCAGTGTCAGCATCACCAGTTGTGCTTTCCCACAGCACCGTTTCATCTAATCTCAGAGGGTTTTGTGTAGAACCATCACCAACAATGCCAGCAGAAGTAGCGACAGTTCCTTGAAGAATGTAATTGCCTTGTGAAATACTCTGAATATCTGACATATTTAAACCTCCTTATGTGTTTGACCCACTGATTCTGTTGATGCCGACTACTTTTGTTATAATATTCCTTGCATACAGGTCATTATTAGTAACAGCAGCTGTAAAGTTAGTTGCAGTAAAACCAAAACCAAGTGTTTTAGTATGGTCAATGTTTATATGTGTAGAGTCTGTAACAAATGTTTGTACCATAGCACATTTAAATGTAGCCTGAGCACTGTTTCCATACATGTGCCAAAATCTAAATTCTGATGGTACAGGTAGTCCATAAAATTCATCACAATAAGCATTGTGATATATTTTTATTGCTTCAAAATTTGTTATTGGTTCGCTTAAAGTTACTGCTGAAGTCCCAGCACCACGCCATAGCACTGTTTCATCGTTGGAAATCCTTACAACACCTTCCGATGGCTGTGTAATGGAAATACCTGGACCTGCTTGATATGTTGTGGCACTTGTGTTGCCCAATACGAAACTACCATTTGCGATACTTTGTATGTTTTCACTCATAAACTTTTCTCCTTAACCACTGATGCGATGAACACCAATAATTTTATATAAACGACCTTCATTTCTATTTGTCCAAGCACCAGTAGCAGCCATGTTTTTAATATAACTACCATTCATTCTTATTTGTGTACCTGCATCATTAGCACTGTAGAAATTAGCACCAATATACTTAGAGGCATCAGCAGTTGGGTTATACGAAACATCAAACCACGCATCATTAGTGGCAATACTTCTTGTAGCGGTTGAAACAGGAATTGTTGTTAATCTTCTATCACCACCTACTGGCAAAGAGTTATCAATAATTTTTATCATTTCAAAATTCTGTAAAGATTCATTTAGTGTGAATGTGTTAGCCATATTAACTACTCCACCATTCGCATTTTCATACAACACAGTTTCATCAATACCCATCAATCTAGCAACATTATCTATTGCCACGCCCAAAGCATATTGAGCAGAGTTAGAAGCATGTACCAATGTATCATCGTGTACTAACCACTGTTTCTCAGCACCATATTGAGCAATAGCACTACCATTGATTGCCGAGACTTCATCTACGGCATTGTAACCAAGTTCACTTTCTTTCAAGTAATCACCACTATTAGTTTGATAAGCAGTAGTAGCATCATTCCAATTAGCAGAATTAGAATTTAATGTTGATTGTGTAGCATTCCAATTCTGAACTGTTGCAGAATTTACTAAATCATATGAACCGTCAAAAATAATTGATGAAACTACCAAGTGTTCTGGAATTATAGTTGCTGTAACTCCTCTTCCATGATTTTGAATAATACCACTTACAGATGTTAAAGCATATTCCCCAAATAGGTTTGGAGCAATATCAAATGATACACCTGATAAGTCCTCTTGTGAATAATTTACATTAATTGTTTTTGAACTTAAATCAGTTATTGAGTTATTATAATAACTTGAATTGGTCTGATAAGAAGTAGTAGCATCATTCCAACTAGCACTCTCAGGAATATTTACTGCAGTTAAGAATGAACCACTAACATCACTAAATGAAGTAGTGTTTAATTTGTTGTCAATCTGACCACTCATATATGATGGGTCAAATGGTGCAGGTATTTGTGCAACTGCCTCACTGTATGCATACGAACTAGCAGCAGTAATTGTGTTAGTCCAATCTGTTTCTTGTGTGATATAACTACCACTATTGGTTTGATAAGTTGATACAGCATCATCTATACTTGCACTATTACTTTGAACATAACTTTCAACCTCAGGATTTCCACCTGCTGCAGTCACACTAATTGTTGTTTGATTATTTTCTGCATCGTCAACAATTTCAATTCCTTGACCCGCGACAAGTTCCCAACCTTCAGGAATACTTACACCAACTGCACTACCATTGATAGAGGTAATAGTACCTGCATCACCTGTGATTGTTAGTTTAGGCTGATAGTAAGATGATATAAGATTATAATTACTATCGTAATTTGCTACATTTGCAGTGTATGCATGATTTGCAGTAGCAGCAAACATAGCACTTATTGTTTTACCACTAATAGTTCTAACATAATAATCGCCGCCGGCGATTCTAAATCCAATAGCAGATACAGGAACATAAGATGATAAGTTCAATGCAGTGCTTTCAATGCCAAGATATGCACTTTCTCCACTGAACCCTGTGACCAATGGGCTAATTACTGCAACTGGTACTGTATCAACACTTGTACCTTCAGCCCATTGAGCAGAATTTGTTTGTACTGTAGTGCTTACATTGTCAATTGTAGCACTATTGTTCTGTACGTAAGCATTCACCTCTGCATCACCTGCAGGAATGTTAGCGAATGCATCGGCTAATTCATCAGCACCACTAGTTTCTGATTTAGTGTAGTAATTGTCTAAACTTTGATGAGCCGTTAAGAATGTACCACTAGCATTCTGATATGCCGTCATTTCATTCCAAAGACCACTTTTGCTTTCTACTGAATCGTAAACACTATTCCATTCAGTAGCACTCATGTCAGGTATTACTGGAATTTGCCCAGATACATCGTTGATTGCACCACTAAGGAACGAACTAGCAGTATTTAAATCACCTGTTGTAGCATAAGGTGTCAAATCAACGGCTGTTAAGAATGTACCACTAACTGTACTAAATGCAGTTGTATCTAGTTTGTTAGAAATATCTTGGTGAGCAGTTATTGCTACACCACTGATATAGTCAATGTCACCTTTTAAATCGCCACTAACTTGTTCCAAATCAGTTTGTGATGCATAACTACCAATTGGTTGATACAATGTATCAGCACTTGTTTTTGTCAAATATCCATCTAGACTTTGGTGAGATGTTAGATAAGTCCCACTAGCATTCTGATATGCTGTAATTGCATCATTAGCACTAGCAGGAAATTCATCACCTGCATTAGCAGATACATAGTCAATGGCACCAGATAAGAATGAACTAACGGTATCAACTTCATTCTTTGTTGCTAGGTATGAAATGTCCTGATGTTGTGTTAGATAACCTTGGTTGTTCACCCACGCAGTGCTTTGCGAGTATGCATATCCTGAGGCGTCAATTATTTCCTGGTGTGTTGGTATATCCAAACCTTCAACCGTGGCTGAGAGGTCATTTACTGCACCAGAAACAGCATTCACATCATTTGCTAATCCACCAATATCATTTGCATATTGCCCATTCTGCCAATCATTGAATGCAGTGGAATCCATCTTACCTGATATTGAACCGCTAACTGTGTCAATATCCATTTTTAATAGACCACTTGTTGTTTCAACATCAGTAATCAGAGCATAATCGCTCATGTCTGCATCGGTCAAATAATTTTGGCTATCAACCCAAGCAGTTGTTTCAGCACTAGCATTCTGAACCGCTGTGTCAATATCACTTGACCAGTCTTTAGAACTAATTACATTGTCATCACTAATGCTGATATTCTCACCAGGATAGTAAGCATGACCATAATCACCTGTGACAGAAATGGTATTATTTTCAATGCTAATACCTTCACCAGCACTATATGAATAGCCAACTCTAACTAACTTTGAAGATGTTGATAATATTGACATTCTAGAACCTCTATAAACTATTTATTACTTTTTGCAATTTAATTAGTACCTGTCACCAAGTTAGTGCAATTTGTTGCTGTTCCAACATATTCACAATACAATGTTTTATTTGAACTTACATTATTACAGTAAGACAAATATCCATAACCTTCAGTGGTACTACCTGGTGTAATGTTATTAGAGTTTGGAATAAATCTAGCAGCATTTCTTGAACCATTTTGATAAATATTAACATTATTAAGACCAGTTATATTTGACTGTGTTATACTTCTATCATCATTTTCACCTGCTGCAAATAAGTTTATAGTACCTCCTGTAAAAGAGTTATTTATCTTAATATTCACATTGTTTATTGAACTGAATGTACATCTATTTAAACAGCAGTATGTTGCTTCAGGTGTATATTCATAAGGCAGATTTCCCATCCATACAGCACATCCACTACCACTACTATTCTTTGGTCTTGTAGTAAATTCAATAATGTAAGGAATATTGTTCCTTCTTAAAAAACTATCGTCAAAAACATAGTATCCAGCGCCACTAATAAAATCATAGAAATTAGCTGGTATAGAATATTTTATAGAATAATGGTAATTCTCGTTAAAAAATGTTTCGTTATTTCTATAAAGTTTGGAGTCACATACAATCAATTCATCTGGTTTCTTGTATTTCTTCTGCATCAGTTCTGTTGGTTCAACAAATGGAGTATTTGTTGCAGAATAGTAGCATATAGGAACTTTATCAGAATATCTTTCCATCCATGTTCCATTAATAGCACTAGAAACCATTTGATATGCAGTAGTTGTAGTATCTAAATGAACTATTAGTCCACCACAGTTTACTGCACTTAAATCATATGCTGAATTTTTAGTCTGTGATTTGATGAAACTTGGATGAATGTCTTTCCAATTATAAGGTTCAGTCCAATTTACAGCAGTAGAATTATAACAAATTGCTTTATTATTGAATACTAACATACTTGTCTCCTAAAGATTATTTGCACCAGTCCATGTATTTGATACACCAACTTTAACATTTTTAAATTTACAGAATGCATTTGTTCCTGTTTGTTCATGAAATGACATTAATTTGTAGATATTTGATACTGTGAATGCTCTAGGTGCTATAACACCACCAAGAACACCACCGATATAAGCACTACATTTACCATTAGTTGCATCAATTATGTACTTGTAAGTTCTATATGCTGTTATTTGTGTATTAGCAGTTGTCATGTATAGAGCAATATTATCTTGCGATGTTATTGTACATGTGGCACTTGTAAATGTTATACTTCTAGCAGGCTGTGTATCAGTTCTAGGACCCCAACCAAGATAACAGTGACGTTTCTTTGTATCCTTATCAAAATGTGAACGCATAGGATATGTAGGCTTATAATGGTCAGCATTAGTGTAAATTCCACAGTCTGTAGCCCAAACAGGTAATCCGTCAGTAGTAGAACAATGGTCAAATTGAACTTTCCAATACTTGTAATAAGATGTATCTGGATTATTAACATTTATATTAACGTTTGCTGATGAACTAGCAACTTCAGTTGACTGATTAAATAGAACAAGATTATTAAAAGCACTAAAATTGCCCTTTACACTAACATCACTACCATTCAAATCAAATTTATTCGTATTATACAGAGTAGACCCAGTCAATGAATATCCATTGAATACATAGTGTGAAGATGGTGTATTTGTCAATGTAACTGTTTCACCATTTATACCACTCATAGGTGTTGCAGATATAATGCCTCCTGCAGTTTGAGTTAAGTTAACCTTATAGATTTTATCAAATGAACCTTCAGCAGTAACGTCACTACCACTTATATCAAATTTGTTAGTATTTCTTAATGTTGCACCAGTTAATGAATAGGAATTAAACTTGTATCCATTTTCAGGTGTGTTAGATAAAGTAATTTCTGTACCATCTATACCTTTATCGGGTGTGGCTGATATAGTTCCACCAGTAGTAGAGTTGATATAGACAAAGTATCTATGTGGACCTGAAAGAAATCCACTAGGACCTTGTAATAATTTTCCGCCGTAAGTATATAACATAAAATTCTCCTATTAGAATGCTTCCTGAAGATAGAAACCTTGACTATCCCATTTCTTCAAGTACCATTTCGGTTCAGCTGTATCATAGTCTCTAGCTTTTACAATATCTTTACAACATGCACTAAACACCTTCAATGTATATGCAGTATTATTACCGTTCATGAATGAAGCACTATACACGTCATTCGGACCACCCCAAGGTGCTATGAATGTAATTTGTTCTAGACTTGTAAGTGCAGATAATTGGAGATATACATGTGGTGTGTTGTAATTGAATGAGTATGAACTAACAGTTATACCACTATTTGAATTTCTTGCTATGTTAATTATGTCATACCAAGTAGCACTTGCATTTACAGATGGTGCCTGTGCATAAGATACACTAGAATTTGTAAAGTTAACATTGCTAAATTGTGATAACAAAGTAATTTCACTAGGTTTAACATTAGCACTAAATCCATTAGCAGTTATTGGGAATAGAGGTTCTGCACTAATTATGTTAGAAGTATTATTAACCACAATTGGAGAAATACCACTATAAGTATGTCCTAAATCACCTGTCAATTTGGAACTAATTACAAGTGTATTACTTCCTGTCACTTGTAAATCTATTCCATATCCAGCACTAAATGCAAGCTGGTCAACACCAATTTCATTAGTAGTATTGTCAACATAGACAGGTTCAATTCCTGTATATGTTCTACCTGCATTAGCACTAACATAATCTATTGCAGCACTAAGATAATTGTCTTTACCACTTAAATTGTCTATGGCAGCACTAAGATAGTTATCTCTACCACTCAACACTTGAGCACTAAGTTTCAATGTTGCAGTAGTTGCATAACCATTCAATGCAGTCTGTGTTAGCCACTTGCCATTTGCTGAATATTGTTGAACTACTTGGTTTACAGCAGTGTTATCAAATTTACCAGTTACTGACAATACATTATTTGTAAACTGCAACCCTGAACCAAATGTAATTGGCTGTGTATCAGCACTAATCTGATTTGTGTTATTGTTTACACCAATTGGATAAATGCCACTATATGTACTTCCACCACCAGTAATCCAATTACCACTATGAGAAGATACAGTTTCATAGACGCTGTTCCATTCATTAGCACTAACATCAGGTACATCAGGAATGTTGGCAGAAACATAGTCAACAGCACCACTTACATATTGGATTTGACCACTCAAGTCATCTATCTTAGCACTATTGTCTTCACTAAATGCAGTGAATGAACTTGTTGGTAAGAATATGTTTGTTTCGTAGATTGCACTTCCAATATTGTATGCATCTGGTAGACGATATTTAACACCACCTAAGTCAAGATTATGGTTTTGAGAACCATTTGCCGAAATGTCATAGAGTGAATCAAATGTACTACCTAGATTTAATTGTTCAACACCTTCAGGATAGATTGATTGTGCTGTAATGTTTGGAGAATCACCACCAGTCACTACTGCATCAAATGCAGATTGTAGTTCTTCTCTTGAACTTGTTTCTGTTTTTCTGTAATAGTAATCTAGGTCACTACTTTGTACATAGTTGTTTAGAATGTTCTGTGTTTCTACTTTTGTATAATAATTGTCTAGTGCACTTGAATCAGCTTTACCACTAATGTAGGCACTCATAGCATCACAGCATTCTTCAAATGCACTTAAATCTACTTTACCACTTAATGCACCACTAAATGTTTCATTGAACCACTCGCCATTGACACCAAGCACTAATGCTTCCTTGCCTTCAACAGTGTCCTTGTATGCAGTCATTGTTTCATCAACTGCAAGTGGAATGTTGACAACACTTAATAGAGATTGAGAAGTACCATTACCACTCAATGTATCATCGTGTCTAACTATTGCAATTCCACCTCCACCTTCACCACCATAGAAAGCATTACAGGTGTAAAGCAATACATCTTTATTCGTATAGATTTCTAGTCTATATTCTTTGGTATCATCAGCCTTAACACTTGCTCTACCATTGGCATCCAATATCACTGGATTGCTAATCATGTCTTCGTCATTGTCATACAAAGTAGCAAGGTCGGTAGTGTCTTTGATATAAACATAGATTTTACCAGCGTCTAGCAATTTACCACTTTCGTATGTAAATTGCTTTGTTGGTGAGAATAAATACTGAAGCATTCTTTACCTCTCTGTTCTCTCTAAATAAACCTTTAAATTATTAATGTAAGCACTAATGTTAATCATCTTCGGGTCAACAAATTTAGCACTAATACTCAATGATTGTGGTACATAAACTTTGTTATCAGCCCAGCGTGGGAAGTCATAAGAATAAGTAATGTCTTTATTACCAGGTGAATACATATCGCTTGTGACTGCATTGTTTAGTGAGTTAGTCCAAGGTATTGCATCAATCCTAATCCAAGGTTGGAAATTGTAGAACACTTCGCCATTTCTCCAGTTCTCTGTACCAACTTCATCATTGAAATATAGTGTACCACTTGCAATAGATGCAGGATATGGATTTGCACCACTAATCAAGAAATATGGATAGTAGTTATCTCCAATGCCAACATTGTTCTTGAAATAAGTCTTACTACCAATTCTACTAATATCTAGACCATTATTGCTGTAGAATACTTGTCTATTACCATTTCCGAACTTACAATCTTTAGCATATAAGTCTATTGCAGTTGTACTCTCAATTCTGAAATCTACTGCACTACCGAAATTACAATTCTCAAAGTGTTTCACTATCTTGTTCGTACCATTACTTGTACCAGATACATATCCTTCTTCAATGGTTGAATTGTAAATGTAAGTGTTTGGAGAGGTTATCTGTGCTAATCTAAGATTACAATTCTTAAGTGTTGCACTTGAACAACCAATTCCAACTCTTGCACTTGTATTCAAATTAGAAATTGTAATGTTTTCTAGTGTTCCACCAAACACATAAGTTGATTGCAACTTCATTCCTGCACAATCAAGATTCAATGAACTGGGTGAACCAAGATTCATGTATCTAAAGTAGCAGTCAGCATAAGTAAAGTTGTTTGGTAGAATGGTAATGTTTGTATCATAAGCAGAATTTGGAGTAACTGTTCTGGGATTGTTGAACCAAGTTTCCTTGATAGCACAATTTCTAAAGTGTATGTTTCCATTCTGAACTATCATTCCACAACTTTCAATGGCACAGCTATCAAATGATAAGTGTCCTGCACCACTTCCAATGCCAAATGATTGTTCAAATATACAACAAACATCAGTCAATGTCTTGTTCAATGCTAGTGTGTTTCCACCATCTCTATCAAATATAAGTGTACTAGAACCACAATTCAAGAAATCACTCAATTCTCTGAAATTACTCAATCTAGCGGGACAATTACAAATTAGTTTACCAATAACACCAGTGCCTTCATAACTTTCACATCTAACAGTGTTGCCAGCCTTAATAGATGCACCCTTGGAGAATATTACTCGCTTACCATTTGCATTATATAGAGTGTATCCATCACCATATTCACCAGGTGCAAGCATAATTGTCTTTGGAGAACATAGACTCATTGAACCATACAAATCATTGTATCTAAATAAGTTTATTAAGTTCTCTTGATGGTTGCCATATACACCATAGTATTCAGATTTCATTATCTCATTCACAAGTAGAATCCATCTACCTGTATCACTATTATTGCTTTGAATGATTAAACCACCATCGGCATCATTAACGCAAGTGCTGTCCCAGTAGTATGTTCTAGGTTCGCAGTCTGTTGTAGTCCAATAACCAATAACATTTGCATAACCACCAACAGGAGCGTTAAGCAATGCGTTAATGCTGGTATAACTCACAACATCTTCACTTGCATTAGGATTTACCTCCAATTCAAATCCAATCTTAGTGCTAAATTCTTCAACCCACATTTCAGGTCTTAAATCACCACTTGGATCTGAACTATCACCAACATATTCCTGAGCAACACAGTCATAAATGCCGTTGTTCAAGAAATAAGTATTGTTTGGTACACCTTCAACGAAATAAATTGGATTTGGAGCATCAACATATTGAGCATTCTCATAAGTGTAGACATTAGCCAAGTCTGTTGTGTCTTGGTTGTAAATGAATAGTCTACCATTATGAATACGCTTCAATGTAAGATTATCTATTGCAAACATTAGAGAACACCTCCATCAATCATTGGGTTCTGCAAATCTTTCATATTTTCATTTACCATTTCAGCCGCCTTTCTATCATTTTCACCCTGTTGTTTCATCTGCTCAATAGCAAGTTTGGTAGCATTGTCAAGTTGTGCCTTAGCCATCGTTTCTTTATTGCGAGTATCAGCAGCAATAGCCTGGGTTTTAAGCAATGTAATCTGATTTTTAAGTTCAGCAATAGTTTGTTCATAGTTCTGTTGCATTTGAGTAGCCTGTTGTTTGAGTTGTGTAAGTGCAGGATCTTCCTGACTAATTGCTTCCATGAATGGTTTGACGAACACATTATCATTCATTGTATTAGCAACAGCAATAATTGCACGCTTTCTATCACTTGGGTCATCTAGCATCTGTGTCAATGCCATTAACTCTTGACGAGCGGTTTGTCTTTCCAAATTCTCTTGTGGCCCATTTTCAATAACAATGGTATCTTCAACACCAAAGTATTCAGCAATCAACTCACACAATGCCTTAAAACTATATTTCAAATGCGACATAAAGTGACGAATGTTATTGTTGTATGTTTTTGCATTTAACAATGCTTCAGTAGCAGTGATTTCATTCTTTTCATCAGGTAAACCAATTGACTGAACACCAACAACACTCTGCATCATACCAATGGAATTCTGCATTATGTCAGTCAAGTCACTATATTGGACTGTCTGTTCTAGACGTTGTGGAGGAGGAACATCCTCTTTACCTTTCTTGTTGTTGTAGTATAAGATTTGATTTATGTTCTTATCACTATTCTGGAAGTAGTCTTCATTTCCAGCGACAGCATCTCTAGTTGTCAACCACATATTCTTTGGTGATTTGGCGAGACGTTCCATTAACTGACTAGCAGTCATATCTGTCATGTCTTGAATTACTTTACATTGACTTACAATTCCACGATAAATTCTTTTACCATCATACTCATAAGGTTCTCCATATACAGGAATTATTGGTAATTGTTTCAACTGTAATTGTAAGGGTTCTTCTACAAGAGTATCACCAACAATCTTATAGACATTGACAAGTCCATTCTCTCTCTTGAAATAAGTAAACACTGCACCCATATCATCGTTAATTGGTTCAATGGTATTCAGTGTTAATTCATTTGCACCTTTTAATTTGTTGGCAACATCTTCGCCATATTTCTGTTCAAGGAATTTCTTACTCTTATAATCAACAATCAAGCATTCAATGGCATCAGCACCATTCATATCAGTGCTATCTGGGTCATAGAATACATTTTCTACTTTGTCAATGGAGTAAGGAATTGGAGCAATGACTCCATTCTGTTCCACAGGTAGTACAACGATATAACCAAGACCAAATGATACAGCATTCTTGAAAGCATTCTCAACACTTTCACTAATTGAATCATCTAGTTTCTGATATGCTTGGTGTAGTTCATCTATTACAGTGCGAGGTTTGTAAGGATAACTCGTATAACTATTGACAACAGAACGAATAGCATTTGAAATCACATCAACTCTACCACGGTATCTCTTCTTACCTAGTAGTTTGCTAACTTCTTCAGATAAAGGTTTTTCCCAAATGAATTCCTTATCAGCTTTAATTCTATTCCATTGTTCTTTTAAGCGTGTATTGCTTCTATCTTCAAACTTACGAATTTTCTTTAGTAAATCGTATACTTCGTTTTCTTCCATTTTTACCTCGCACATGCCCCACATTTAAAGGGTATTTTATTGTGACTGGTCACAAATCCATCGTGATTTGGTTGTTATATTTATTACTTTTAAGTTAGTGAACTCGTTTCACTCGTTAGAATAATCCTAGTCTTTTCTTTCTCTGTTCTTCAGTTTCAAACAAATTATTACCAATGGCAGTTTGTGGCTGTTGTTGATTTGTACCAAGTAATGACTGAGCATTAAATTGTGGTGCTTGCATTGAATTAGCCAATCGCTGTGAATCAGCTTGATTTTGCTGACCTTTTTGCTGTGCTAATTTCAATCCCATCATTATCAATTCAGGTGTCATTATTCATTCCTCCTATCTTGTAAACCGTAAATCAATTCATTTACTTTCTTTCTAGCATCTTGTTCATTCTTAGCATTGTAGTAAGCGTCAATTACAGGACCAATCATTCCACCGACTAATGGAACTCTTGCACCATATCTTATAACACGTTTAGTCATTTTTGGGTCATCGCTAACTGCATCGCCAGCCTCATTTGTTATAAGTGTTGGTGCATCTTGCTGAACAGCATACTTGACTTTATTCTTGACAGGGAAAATATCTTTATCACCAAGTTTAGTTTTAATTTTTGCTTTTTGCTGTGCTTGTTGCTTATTCAATGCTAGTAAATCTTTTAATTGTTGCTGTGCTGCTTTATATTGTTTACTATTACTACCAAATGCAAGTAATGCATCATCTGCATTTGCTCTGGCTTTTGGTAATGCAACAGATAATAGTTCATCACCTTTATCAACCATTGTATGCAACTCACCTTTTAGTCTAGGTTCACCCATTATATTTTTTAGTATTTTACTACCTGCATAGTTAATTCCACCACCAATTAGGACATCACCTATATTAGCATTTTGTCTATGTGAACCATCGTCTTTTGCATATGCAACTGCATCACCAAGTTCCATAATCGCCGGGTTAGCAAATGAACCAGCAAATGTTGGTGCATTCTTTAATCCTTTACCAAGTAATGTTTCAGCACCTTTAGCACCAGCTTTAGTTCCAATCTTAACAGTACCTGCAGCTCTACCAACTGGGTCTAATGAATACATGCCCTGTTCAAATAAGTCTAGTCCAAGGTCTTTACCTTCAATGTCTCTACCTTCTAGAACAGCTTCACTAGAACGAGGATATGCAAGACGAACAACTGGACTTAATAATCCAAATTCTTCATTGAAACTATCATTTCTATCTTTATCAGTTTGATATTTGGCAACATCTTCTAGATATGCTTTTGTATCACCATATCCAGCATTCTTTGCTCTACGTTCAATATCTTTGCTATCTAATTTAGACCAGTGTTTATCACTCTTCCAATCCCAGAAATTCTTTTCATCAATCTTTGCTTGTGCTTTTTCAATATCAGGTGGAACATAGTTTTCTAAGTTTGTTGGACTCCATGCTTCCTTACTTGCATTTGGGAATTCTTTTTCATCTTTGAAATAGTTTGTTTGTGGTAGCATTTTAGCAAGTGCATACTTTCTACCTCTAACATCACCAATATTGCTAAGTAATCCCTGCAACATTTCCCATTCTTGTCTTGCTTTTGGATTTACCCAAGTCTTACCATCCGATAAAGTAAATTCTTCCTTCAATGCATCAAAGAACTTTTGTTCATCTTCTGTTAACTTGTATTTAGGTAGCTTATCCATTTAATTACCTCGTATAGCCTTCTTTTAATGCTTGTTCTACAGCCTTATTGTACTTCATACCATCTTTAGTCATTAGTTCATCAACTCTAGCATTAAATGTTTTTGCTTGTGATTTGTTGAGTGCATTCTGAATACCTTGGTTCTTGAATCTAAATTTAACTTCAGTATTCCAATCGCCAAGTTGGTTTGCTTTACCCTGTAAATCGTAAAATTGTTTTTGAGATATCTTACCATCGTTGTATTCTCTATTTGCAATGGTAATGAAATTATCTCTATCATTTCTACTATCCCATTTGTTAGGTAATTGACTTAACAATCCAAGATAATTAGTTTCTTGTTCTTTAGATTTTGCTGCAGTTTCTTTACCTTGTTCAATAATTTGTTCTGCATTTGGCAGTGTTTGCTTAATCTGGTTTTCAATTAGACTAATTGCATCAGCATTTCCAGTGTTCAATGCATTCACATAATTGCTCATAAGACTATTAACGTGTCCAGCATCAACATTCTGTGCTTTAATTCTCTCCATATTCATCTTATCAGCGAATTGTTTGTTAGCAATATCTTCAGCAACTCTCTGTTCCATGAACTTCATTGCTGCATCACCACGCTTATCAAAGTTTGCATTTGCAGCTAATTGCTGATTAAGTTCACTATCCATTTGTTTCAAACCAAGTTCACTGGTCTTTGGATTCATTGCATAGAGTAATGAACCAACGGAAGGTCCTTCAATCTGCATTTTTGGCTTCAATGCATCCATAGCGAATCGCCACTTGAAATCATTATTTAATTCAGGTGCTACTTCGTCTTTCCATCTGTATTTGAAATCGTCAGACATTTTACCTCCTAGAAATTATACTTACTTCTATTCAAGTTCTGCAATGCTCTACGATATGCATTTAGTTTCTCTTCATTCCTAACTTCTGCCATAGCAGCATCTATTGCATTATTCAATGCATTATCCTCAGTTGTATAAGGTGTATACTGATATGTTTCTGCATTGTTTTCAGGTGCAGTAGTATTACTAGTGGTTTCTGTTGCAGTAGTGGCAGCAGGCGTTGTTTCTGTGTCAGCACTGTCATTATCTTTATTCAAGTATGCTTTCAATGCCTCATAATAGTCATTTTGTGCCTTATCCATTTTCTCAGCACGCTTTTTGGCATCAAGATAAGTCATTAGACCAGCTGCACCATTCCATAGAGTACCAATGGTCTGCCAACCAGCATTTCCCTGTGGAACTACTAGTGCTTGAGGTGCTCTATAATTAAACTGTGGATTTAACATTCTTAATTCCTCCTATTAGCCAAATGGATTGAGTAGTGCTTGCAAAGACGTTTTCTTGTTAAGTTCATTTTGTGCTATTTGTGTATTTAGGTCAGCTAATCCTTGTGTAAGACCCATATTGCTATTAATTCTAGTGTTCGTGATATTTCCAAGTGCATCAGCATATTTGCCAGTGTCTTGTCCTAGCATTGTTGCAATATTACCAAGTCTACCCATATTTGTGTTATATTCTTGCAATGCATTTGCTCTATCTTGCTGTTGTCTTTGGAATGCTTTATCCCATTCCTCACTAGCCATTGCTTGTGATTTAGCATTCAACTGATTTAAGTAATCCGAACTAAACATATTACCTGCATTTGCATTTGACCTTGTTATGTTGTTCATAGCAGATTTAACACGCTGTTCGTATGCAGGACTAAAGAACTCATTAGCATCTTTATTATAACTAAAGTCTTTAGCATTCATGTACTTATCCAATGCAGACTGATAACTTGCAGGTGCAGAACCATACAGATTAGCCATTGTGTTTTCATAGTCACCGATGAGTTGGTCATTTCTACCAAATGCATCTTCTAGTGCTTGCTTGTTCTGCATTATCTGCTTGTTTGCTGCATCAGTTCTACCTTCATTTCCGAAACCAAGATCTTCTAGCCAACTAGCCATATATTACCTCTCTATTTCAATAGAATTACAGCAATCCCATCTAATGGAGACGTTATTGCTTCTTGCTTTAATTTAATTAGACCACTTTTAATTTCATTTGCACCAATATATAGAACAGCAGTGATTGGTTTAGTTGTTTCAACAGGTAGCATATAACTTTCACCACTCTTCACTATCATTGTTGCAAATCCAAACTTATTGCCTAATTTAACTAAGTTCCATCCGTTCTTCTCAGTATCACACCATTCACCTTGAACTACAGTGAGTAAATCCTTCAATGTAGAACCAAGATTTATTTCAGCATTCTGTAAATCTGTATTCAACATCTTATAACCTATACGATAGACTTACTGTTGCAATGCTTGCATTCTGAAGCATTAAGTCAATGGGTGAACTTACACTAAACTTAATTACACAATTTCTAACTATTCCTAGACCATTCCACAATACACGTCTGCGATATTCACCAGTGTTTGGTAAATTTCTAACTAAAGTATTTCCATAGGTGTATCCACCATCTCTACTGATTTCAAGCATGCATTGTGGCTGTTCATCACGAACAAGTGAATTACCAAAATTACCTTCAATACTCAAAGCATTTAAGATAAATTCTCTTTCACCTTCCATTATTATAGGTGTCTGTCTAGAACGAACAAATGATACTTTGTGTGTAGCATCAGTGTCTTCATACCAGTAATCATTTCTTGCTTCAAATAGACAAGCATTCTTATTTGTTGCAAATGAACCATAAAGTAATTTACCTTCACGATTGAATATTGGATAAACATAGTGAGTGCTTTCTAGTTTCAAGTCAATGGTGTTCACACTTGACCTCTCATGCCAGTCACCACTAATCATATCAAATGCAAAGCATCTAAATCTACTATCCTTATCTTTGAAGTGTACGCAATAGAATGAATGATTACCATAACTATAACCATAACCAAACACTTGATTTAATACACTTCCAAATAGAAGTTCATCTAACCAGGTAGGACTAATCTTATCTATCTGTGTTCCATTGATTACATAAACACCAAGACCACTTCTATTACCACTACCAATAAATCCTTGTACATTGTTGAACACACCAACTGAGCGAGCATTCTTCAAACCAAGTGAACTATTTGCAGTGTAATTTGTTCTCTGCCATGTCATTCCTTCTGCATCACTTCTAGTCCAGAATTCTATTGAACTAGAACCATAGACAGTCAATACATCGCCAACTGATTTCAACATTACAATCTTATCACTAGAGGATTCAGCATTCTTGTATTGCAATGTCCCGTACATGTCATAGAAGATATTTCCTTCCCAGACACTCTGTTCGGAATAACTTGGTGTTGTGTCATCAATGTAGATAACATTTCCATCATTGTCTTTGTCTAGTAATTCTATTGTATCTTTACTTAACACATAAGGTTGTGAATAGTAAGCATAGCCAGTGTTCTTGTCATTTACAATTATACTTCCTGCTAGACAACTTACACTACCTGGAACTATTGTATCACCTGTAATTCCAAGTGGCATTTCAACTAACTTCAATTCACCAGTGTATAAGTTGTAAGCGTGTAATGTATTTCCATTACAAATTAGAAGGAATGGTCTTTCACCACCACTTTCAACAAATGACCAGCCATAGTCTTTATCCATTGCACTTGTTAGCAATAAATTAACACCACCACTTGGTCTTACTTCATACAAATTATCACCGAAACACCAGAATGAACTTGGTAGACGATTCTCAGCATCCAATCCAACTGAAGCATAGAAGGAACCAGTACAATTTACAACTGATTCCTCAATATTACGATAGAATTTCTTTCCATAGAGTGAGCGTAAGTACTTTATTTCACCATTAGTTTCTGTAATCATATTTTCACTAATGGCAGTGCCTTGAATGTTTGGACTTGGTGCTTTGACCTGCCCACCTACGAATACATCAAGAACGTTTGTTTGTACTACATTCATACTCTAAAATCCTACACCACCTAATAGGTCATAATAATTGTCAAGATATGAACCACCAATCAAATCATTGTAAGTCATTGGATTATTCTGACCATTGGCGGTCTGAACCAATCGCTTGTATTCAACATAATCTTCTTCAAATATAGGAGCATCTGGCATCTTAAATCTTTTTGCCAACTTAGCCTTTAGTCCTTCTTCAATTAGGTTTATTGTCATGTCGCTCAACTGCAATTCATCATCAAATCCATATTCAGGTAGTTTCTTGTTGTATAAGACAAGTAATTGACAGCCAGTACCACCGTCTGTCATAATTGTTCCTTTCATACATCTATGTTCAGCGTCATATTCCTGACTATATGTCATCAATGTGGGTAAACTTGTCCTATTCTTGGCATATATTGTTGCTTTATCGCATTTGATTAACTTTAAATACCTATGACCGACTTTTCTTCCTACTACTTTGACGAAGTCAGGAACTAAATCTTCCTGTATGTCATAACTAGAATCAGGTCCAATGGTAATCTTACCACTAGAACCACAATTTACAAATCTCTCCACTCTACATTCTGATATGAAATCTTCCAAATTTAGTTCAGTGACTAGAGAATTTAACTCATGTAATGCAGCATTGGTGTAATATCCGTCAGGTTCTTCACCCTCACCACATACACCAATCGCTTTCAATACAGATATAACCAATCCGTTAACTGTTATAATCATTCGGGGTACCTCATTTCTATATTTATTACTTTTTGAATGGCATAATTAAATAAAGTTTCTCAAGTGACACTGCAATCCTAGTCAATAGTTCCTTTATCTCTTTAATGTCATTCTGTGCATCAGTCTTCGGGGTCACAGTAGTATTCTTGGGTTGTTCCAATGGCTTCTTTTCCTTTTTCATATACTTTATCTCCTATTGCAAATGTTAGTGCCAAACTATCACTCTGGTCAGGTGAATGACCTAACACCATCTTAATTTCATCTTTACTTACAAGTTTCAACTTACCACTATTGTTAAATTCAAACAAAGTCACATTTAGTTCTTTCTCAATGTCATCAGTGATTTTCATTCCTTCTCTAATCTTACGAACTAAGTCAAAGTACATTTCTGCTCTTATGTTTGCATACTGGTCATCAACAGGTTTACTAGCAAAGTTTATCAAATCAACACCTTCATATTCCTGACATAGGTTCTCATACAATGACTCACCATAAGCCATATCTATGCAGATGCCATTGACTTTCCAACCTGGATTTAGTTGCAACATTCGTCTAATTTCTAGTCTACAATCTTGACCATTGAGTGTTGCACATGATTTCTGCATCCAGTAATTCCCAATCCTATAA